AGTCTGGTGCTTGTTCTTCGGTCAAGATAAACTTGAACATCAAAATCAACAGTTGATTCTTGAAAATAGCAAGATCATTTATGAACAATTCATTGTTGATCGCTTGTATAATATTGCGTGTTTCGATCACTGGTTCCTGATCATAATACTGAGCGTCAAACACCTCGGCATCAAATCCAAAACGGCCTGCGGCATAATCCCACAGGGTGTTATCAAAAGCAATGGTTCCATCTTGTAAACCAACCCGATCCCATCCGGTATTGGTTTTAATATAGATTTCCCATTTATTTTGTGCGTTGGCTGTGACTTTAACACTGCTGCCCACAGCTACGTTATTGAGTGTTACAAGACTAGAATAATTTAGAACTTGGGCAACTGGTACAGTTGAAGAATTATAACCTAATCTATACCAATCAATGTGACTCCAATAATTTTTTGTATTGAAATTCTGAATTCTAACCAACTGTGGAACCCTAGGAGCTGCAGGTGCTGTAGACGCTAATACAACTTCATAAATTGTCCAGGCGCCGTTGTAGGTACTGTCTGACAAAATCAAATACTTGTATCCTAGCGGAACTTGGTTTAAATTTTGATAACTCAACTGTTCGACGTTATCTAATACCTTGTTGTATTGTTCGCTACCAGCGGCTGGAATAGGTTCGCTAGAATTTAACAATATAAATCTACGTTGTTCAACAATAGGCAAATACTTTAGTATTTCGTTGGCACGAGTCAGATAGTTTTCTAGCGCCATCAAGCGATCAACAAACATGCTCTGGCGCGGACTGAATGCTACGCCATATTGTTCAGGAGGACTCAAAAACGGATCTGGAACCTTGGCACCATTTTGATTGTATCCGCAGAAGCTGTCTTGTAACTTTTGATAAAGATTATCAGCCAGGAAACTAGTTGGATCTCCGTCGGCAATCAATTGGAATTCAGTATGAATGTTTGCGTCTGACAATTCTTGTGAAAACTCTACGTGTAGTATTGTATCGGCCGCTGACAAATACTGTGATCCATTGTAAATTGCTACTGTGCTGGCATCAAGTGCGGCAATATAGGGTATACCGCTACTGCGTGGTTCTTCAATGTATCTAGCAATGCCAGTGGTACTGAGCGTTTTTCCTTCATTGATGGCAATGGTAGTAATTCCTGTGACCCAGAAATAATAAACAGTTTCAAATGTGCCAATGGCATTCAAATGCGCTCTTACTGAGTAACTGGTAGTGTTTAATGGGGTTCCTTCACCAGTATAACCAGCAGGCGGTGTTGCGCTGGCAACCCACTGGTAGATATCTACTGTGCTTGACGGGAACAATTGTCCCCAGCGACGACTAGAATACACAATGTCGTCTTGATTTGGATCAATGAATCGTGCGTTTGTAGTATCCCACCAAATTGTTCCTACTCGTTCAGATCCCCAGAAGTTACCAATATTATTAATTGGACCAAAATTATATTGAGCTGGGTTTACTTGACTGATAAAATCAATATTCTGCCTAGCAACTCCTAATATTTTACCTTGTAATGGATCAATGAAATCAAAGAAATAAGTTTCCTGACTTTGTAATTTGTTATACATGTATACAGTATTCAACAACTCAACGTCGACTACAGGTCTCTGGAGACGCAGTGTTTTCCAAGCCGGTAGACGATCTAGGTTAACAAATTGTCCAACTCGGCCATAGTTGTCTGCACCGGTTGGGCTTCCTACTAATAGTTTACCAGTGGTGTAATTAACAGCGGCTCCCCATTGATCTACAGGATCTGTTAAAGTATCATACACTTGTTGGCCAAACACAAAATTTCCAGGATTTGTTACTGTGTCTGTGGCGCTAGACAAATAATCAAATGTATAGACCACACCACTTTCTAAAACTTCTTCAAAGAATGTAGTGCTTCGATCATCAAAATATGTAGTGCCGTTGTCAAAGAACACAGCTTCATACAAATTGCCACGTGGTGCACCAACAACCAGGGTCAGTGCTGTTGTGTCAATGTTTACTGCGGCACCAAAGTTTGCACCAGCACTTGGGTTTGGACTGGTTATGGTTTGAGTATAAGCATATGAGTTGAATCCAAGATCATCAAATGCTGTGCCAGTTAAGCCAGGCCATACTGTCAATCTGTTGTATGCATCGGCGGCCGCAACATTAACTATGTTGATGGTCAACAATCCATTGGCCACAGAGGCTGTAACGTTGGGTATCTCAGCCGCAACAATTGCTTGTGCCAAGCCTGTGACTGTGTTGTTTGGACCAGCAGGCACTGCTACTGGCATGTTGTTGATACGTATAGTGTTGCCAGCTGTCAATGTAGGGCTGGCATTGGTAGAGGTAATTGTTCCATAAACACGGGCCTGATTAACATTTCGTTGAACTGAACCGGCAGCCAGGGCCACTGTTCCATCGACAGGAGCACCTGTATAGATACTACAGTTATTTGGACAAACGTCAACTGCGGCACCAAACGCAGATTCATCATAAGGTGTGTCTGGCACTATCTTTTGCACCTGAGTAAAGATATTGCTTTCAATCTCTAATATGTCGCCTACGTTTAAAGCAACATCCAATACTACGTTGCCGCCAGTTACTGCAAATTGACCGTTGATATATTGAGCACTGTTGGTCAAGTATGCATTATTCAAAATTACCGCTACTGGATCTTGATATCCTGATGGTAATGCATAAGTGAGCTGTGTGGTATCACTTATGATGTAACGTGTTACACTGCGGTCAAACACATACACAGATCCAGAATTTACCCCAGACGTAGATTCGTCATTGCTGGCACCAATGATAATTTGGCGACCGTCGGTTGTGGTATGAATGCTAGAACCAAATCTTGCAGTTACATCTAGACCCCCAACTGTGATTGCATCCATTGGTTGCCAATAAGTTCCTGTTATTACTTTAATTGCACTACCCGCGGCTGGCGCGGTTGTAAATGTTATTGGGCTATCGCCTGAAGTAGAGAATGTATAATCAATGTTAGGAACTTGTATTACATCGTCGATATACACAATGAAACTGTAGATATTGTTAGCGTCGTATAGATATGGTCCTAAATCAAAAACAGTTTCGCTTCCGTCGCCAAGGTAATCTTGTTGAACTTTGCGAGTGACAATTAATTTTTGGCCTTCTGGTGGAATTACTGCCAAGTTAATAACAGTCCCGCCTACAGTATAATCAACGCCAATGGTTAGTAGTTCATTGTTTAATACCACGGCCAACTGTAATTCGTTGTCAAATTCAATTATGCCACCTACATTGTAAACCTGATAAACGCCAGGAGTAATAAACTGTGCTGTTTGTCTAGGTATAGTTACACGACCATATGGATAAACTTTGTTTTGTCCAGGTGCTGACACATACATCCATTGCTCATCTTGGCTTATAGTTACACTGTAACCAAATTCAGCATTACTATAATCACCATCTGGCGAAATTAACAGTTGACGCTCTTCAAATGTTGTGCTGCCTGTGGCTCGGTATATTGCAACTGCATATCCTTGATTGTTTCTACTTGCACTGGCACCAGCTATGGCCCAATTTTGATAGCCTATTTGTATTGCATTGCCAAATCCAAGTGTATCAGCGGCATTCAACAACAAGATAGAATTTTCAGAATAGTTGTCATTGACATCTTTAACATAGGTATAGATTGTACCAGTGGTATCGTCGCCGCCGGTTGGTGCTCCAATCATGGCAATAATATTTTGATATCCCTGTGCAACAGCAGTACCGTATCCTGAATTGGCTACAGGAACTGTTGGTGTTATGGCTCCAGCATCAATGAAAGGGTCTGTTTTTTCCAAGACTTCCCAAAGACCAGACCCGTTGTTGTCTACCCAAACTTTAGCACCAGGAATCAACGAATTTGCATAAGGAAGATTCAGCACATCGCTGGCCTGACCAACCCGCATGGTTTGTAGGCTGAATCCTAGGCCAGCACCACCAGTGACTGAGTTTGTTATAGTCAACGCTATAGCAACCGACGTTAATCCAGGTAAAGCTATCACACGATATACTCCGTCAACTGTAGCGTCTAAGAATCTAATTATAAGTATGTCGCCCACAACCAACCCAGGTGGTCTAGTAAATGTAACAATTGTAGTGCCATTGAGATTTGGTGTAGCTGAAGTTATATACCCAGGAACTTCAGTGCATCTGTAAACGTTCCAGTCGTAGGCATTGCTTTTTGCCGCCCATACTGTGGTGCCAATACCGATAGTGTTTAAAACGCCACTAGCTAGGCCTAATTGACCATCAAGGTCAAACACTGTTATATCTACATCTTGTAAATTTACATATCCTGCGCTGGGCAATGCAGAATCTGCAACTGGTATAATAGCAGTTGGGAAAATGTCCGGGCTGGTTACATTGTAACTTTCTCTCCACAGGTCTTGATACAAGATAGTCTGATCAGCCACACTAGATTCTTGAGGAGCGATGATTTGCACCGTTCCAGGATTTGCTGTCAACAATGCTTCGTTGAGTCGCATCTCAACAAATCGACGGTTGGCATTGGCGCCATATATTCCTCGCTGTATTCCCCAGTTTTCATATATTTGATACTGTGCAGTTTCTTTGTTGAGATTGGTATTGGTCAACAAACGAACACTGTTGAGCGTACCTTTGTCTTGAATCAACTGTTGATACAGATTAACTTGACTGATATCAGTCAAGTTTAAATCAACCATATACTGACGTGGTCTAAATCCAATCAATCCAAACGCAAATAAATCTTGTTCAAGTTGTAGATTGGATTGATTAATGTCGTAACTGTTGGCCAATTGGTTGGCCAACAACGGAATGTTTTGTAGTAAGCCGCCTTGTATTTTAGTGTAGTTACTCTGCGACCAAAGCGATTGATTCCACTGAGTAGAAGGTTGAACAATATCAAGTGCTTGCCAGTAATTATTTTTGTAAATGACAATTTCGCCTTTGGTATATTTCTGCAAAGGTTGCCATTCTTTCACTGTCTGTGTATTGTTGTTTATGAATCCTTGTGCATCCAACTGTCCATTCCATTCGGCGGCCACTGTGGCCACAACGGTGACACGGCTTTGTCTTGCACCTGTAGCTGGATCATATAACAAATCACCAAACACACTGACATTGTCCAGGATAACCAAACTTTCGTAGCTGGTTTGACGTAAGGCAATATAACTTATAGTTTGTTCGTTTAAACTGTTTACTTTGAATGTGTTTTCGTAACGATCTATCACCAGCTGAGCCGCAGGAATTGTAGTTCTATTCTGGTCCAGGATTAGGTTCTCTGGAGTCTGAGTCACAATTGAATCAATCACCGCTTCAGGCGTAATCAGGGTCAACTGTTGAGCTGTAGGGTTCAGACTGATTACACTGCCTGTCATCCAGCCTTGGTTGGCCCAATACAGGTATTCCTGGACCATTTGACTCCAGTTTAAAGTTTTACCGTTTTCTCTAGCATCAAACACCAAGCCTTGGCTTTCTAACAAAGCTCCGTAACTCAACAAGAAGTCAGCCACAACAGTTTGATTAGTGAATACATATCCGTACGGCACCTTCACAATATCTTGAGTATAGGTAGTTGGAACAGTGACTCTAGTGCCGCCGGCTGTAATAACTCGTGTTGGTCCTCCAGTACGGCTGGCCAATATTTCAAAATATGGATTGGTCAAACTGTATCCAGTGACCGACCATCCGCCCGCAACAACTTGAACAATAACAGCACTATACAAAGTTTGACTGAATGGTTGGTTCTTATATACCAACAGATTATAACTGTTGTCTGGTATCAACAAACTACTGTTTGTGCTGTCGGGACTGGCTGTTTCTGCAATTATTTCTAAGTATTGCTTGTCTGTAAACGTGCCCATTCTGTAGCATAATCTCACATCCAGCAAAGACAAACTTTCTGTTAGTTTGTCTGTTGAATTGATGCCTAACTGACGGTTGTAGTCAACAATCCAGTCAATGTAGCTGGCTTTGCTAACGCCGTTGCCATACACCTCTACGCCATTGGCATCTAGTCTATAACGTTGATTGTATAAGAATTGTTCAAGGTCAGCATCATATTTGTAAAGATCTCTATCAGCAAACAAGCTAAAGAATTTAGCCGGGCGTGTAAGTGCCAACAGGCGCATAACTGCAAATGGGAATGATGAACTGGTACGCCAGCTGTATTCAACCGGACCTTCGTCGCCAAACACCCAGCTCTTTTGCCACTGGCTAGAGTCATATAATCCTACAACACTAAAGAACGGACTTAATAGTGTGCCTTCGCTGTCTACAGGAATTACATCTTGAACTCGTGTAAGAGTGCATGACACACTAGCACCAGTTCCGCCACCAGTATCTCTAATAATTATTTCTGGTGGTGAAGTATATCCACTACCGGGATTAGTTACTGGTATTGATACAATTACTCCGTCAACAATGACTGGCGTTCCCAGCGTGGCTGGAGTAGAATAGTTGCCAGGTGGCGGATTTGAAATAGTTACAGTGGTGTTAGCGGTATAGCCAGTTCCACCATTTTGAATTGCAATCTCTCCAGCACCATAAATTATCAACTCAGGGCGAGCATATTTAGGTAGATAATATGCGCCTGCTGGATCTGCTACCTTGCCAGCAGCCAAATCTTCCCACAAGATCAAGTTGCCTGAAGTATAAGGAGCAGGACCATAAACGTCAGTCCACCACGTAGGCTCTTGACTAAATCCTAACATTTCCCAAGGCGTAGCCTGTGGAGTTGGTGTGTCATAGAAATATTGATAAATGCCGCGCCATGCGCCAGCTGGTAACGCAGATTCGTTATAACCACCTACTCCAGTGAGTCTATTGCCGGCGGCGCTGTAGTTCCATGTGAATTGATTTGCAGCATTGTAAGTTTGTTCTGAGTAGGTTAATTTGTTCCAACCTAGCCAACTTAAAAAGTTAGGCGCCAATATTTCATTGATTTCAGCCAGACTATATCCGGTTGAACGGAACTGTCCAGGAGTAACATCAGTTAATGTCAATGGCACTTCTGATTTAATTTTTAAATTGTTAAAAATTCTAGTTTCAAATTCTAACAACAACTGATCTCTAAAGTCGCCAAATGCCAGTGTAAGACTTCCGTCGTGTCCTTGAATAACAAATTGTGGATTCTCTAGAGTAGAGTTAACATAAGTGTAGTCAGGATAAATCTTAGGCTGGAACGCAGGATACAACCCTAGTTTGGTAGGAGTGTTGGGCACAAACGTTCCATAGGTTGTGGCATATTCTTGTATGGTCACAACATCGCCTACCGATAACGGTACAGTTATAGTCAGTGTGGGGGCGTCAGTGCTGACAACATAGTCATAGCCAAATTGCAACAGAACATCGTTGACATATACCAATACACTTTGATAGTTTGAACTGGTAAAGTTGTAGGTTGTGTTGAGATTAAACGTTGGAGTTGAAATCAACGAATACGTTGTTGTGGTTTGGGTATACACCGGATTGGCCGGCAACATGTCAGTCCAGTAGAATGGATTGTTTTGTGTGCGACCAGCAACCAACTGTGTAACAACGGCTGTTAACATGTCTGGAATTGTGTAGTTTGTATAATCCGTTGTAACTACTGCGTTTAATAATTGTGCCTTATACTGTTCGTATTCTCTACTGCTATAGGACAATGAATCAAAAATATTGTATTGTTTTGATCTCATAAAATAGCCGGCCAAGGTCATTGGCGCACTATTTTGAATAATGTTGGTGCCGTAAGGAATAATATTACCCAGGTCTCGAGTATTGTTATTACCGTTGATTGGACCAACTAACCCTAAGAGATTTTCACAAATTGATTCGTAGTGTGTTCTAGCGGTGCCCACTGTGAAGTAAGGACTGTTGACGTTGAGCGGATTGTTTTCAAGATTAATAGGCACTTGATAAAATGCCACTTTACTGGCTTGATCACTCAGCACAAGAACTTCAATGATATCACCTATAGCGAATGCTGTGCCATTATTGTAACTGGCATTTACCCAGGTTATTGTAGTGCTGTCAGCGGTGGTGGCCACGGAATACTTGTAAGATTCTTGAAATTCACTGCTTACATACAATTGAATACTTGGAATTACAGTGTTGGGTAATGCGGCAACATCGAGTTGCAATGGACGACCATCATAACTGAACTGGAATTGTTGTCTTGCACGACTTGGAACTACGGCCGTTTGCCATCCCAATTCACGACGATAAGAAACCCGATCTTGATATTTGCGAACAAATCCCATACTGATATTTTCAGTATACCCTACACTGTCTATAGTGTAATTAAACGTGTCGGTATACAAGTTGTTATCAAATACAATGTCGCCAATGTTTGACAAACTTAAATATTTGATAGCAAAACCCAATACTGGATCTTTGCCATTGTCGGATGGCGCATACGAAAACAATTTAGATCCGCGGAAATCGCTACTAGGATATACAACTGTATCAGAAAAACTTACACCGTTGGCATCATATACATCAAACAACGGAGCTTGGTTAGCTGAAGTTTTTTGTTGGGCAGCAATCCATTCAACTCCGTCAAACCAAAAACTTTTACCTTGTAGTGTAAGTCCACTGATACTTACTACACTATTGTCAACTAATACATCGGCATCTGGTGCTGGTACTAGATTGATCACTGGTTCAGCTATCAACGGAGGTACAGTATCCGGCGTGATAAATTCTACAACATAGATTTTATCACGCACATCTGGATCAAGGTCAGCGGCAAATATAACACGACTACCGTTTATCAAAGTGTAGCCATCGATGCCATACCCGGTGGATCCATTGACTGTGCTGAAGGCATCTGTATTTGAAAAATCAATGATGTCCACCGGTTGTTTGCCTTTGGTGCCAAAATCAAATAATCGGGTACCACCGCGGAATTCCAATATTGGACGACGAGCGCGAAGTGCATTGTCTACAACCAACACAGCATTGTTGTATGTTGCAGTTTGTTCAATTACACTGATATGGAACCAACGGTTACTGCGTGTCCACGGATTTAGATCTGGACTTGAACGATTGATTGTTAAGTAGTCTGGCTGTGCCGGTTGATTTAAACTGGCGTCGTAGTTGCCAAAGTCATAGAGTGTGCTGTCATACGGCACTGAACTGCTTTGAGTATATGTTTCTGGCGTTATAAAATCTGTAACTGGCAACAACTGTATGGCTGTGCCTACACCTTCGACGTAGTAGCTGTTTCCTTGATAACTGGCCGGAACAACTGATCCAATAAACTGAACTTTAAGTCCGTTAGTGAACACTACTCCGTTGGGACTGGTGTAATTTTTCTTGCCAAGTATATCTGTAATATCCAATGCGTCTGCAACACTTTGATCTATGACATTTATTTCACCAAAGATACCAGGATCAACGCCGTCTTGGTAGTAGAGTCGATCTCTTATGGCCGCCAACAGAGGAATTTGTTGGAAGGCTCCGTCTGCATCTTTGTACCAACTGGTATTAGAATATACTGCGCCAAATTGAATATTGAATTTATACAAATCTGGTATGTCGTATATGCTGGTCAAACGCATATACTGACCACCGCCAGCTGCGGTTATATACTGTATCTGCCAAACACTGCGCTGAATTGCCACCTCCGCAATTGGTGTAGTTTGATCAAATGTCAAACTGTCAAACGATCCAGGACCTGCTTCTACTGGATCCTCAGGAGGCGCTGTTCTAACCAACGGGTCAAACTGCGATTTAACTAACCAGCCACCTGTGTTGGGATCAATATCGGCACCTGTGAATACAATTGTGCGGCCTTCTAAGTTTGTGATCCCGTCAATTCCATTGGGATTTTCAGTTAAAAATTGATCAACAAATACATTGTTAAGCTGATCAAATTGCAAATCAGTTATGAGATTTACCTGGCCGTTGTTGATGTTGATATATGGAAGACTGTAGTAAAAATCTTGTGCGTCTTTGGCCGGAACGTCAAAGGTTACGGTACCAAGATCAATGCCGTTGTTGGTCACACCGTTGACTGGTCCAAGTCTACTGCTGATATTGGGTGTAGCAGGTATGCGGCCGTTTACTCCTGGGTCTGTCTGAATCCAAAAGTTAGGACCAGTGCCGGGGTCGGCATCTACAATAGTAAACATGCCTTGCATGTTCATCTGTGTAGGATTATTGTAGTATAGTGTGTCAGGAGCATTCTGTGGCACAACAAAAGTTATTGTTCCTGTAGCAGCACCGTTATTGGTTACACCTTCGGTAAACAGGTTATTGATGCCCAGTGTCTGTTGTGTTTTAATATAAAACGGCAGTGCCGGTGTAGACACCAAGGTAAATGTGTAGGTGTTGCCACGCACCAAAGTCAAGGTAGGATTAGTTTCGTAATCAATTACCCAGGCGCTGGTTCCTTGATTTGAAACACGAAAATTCACACTGCTGGCTTCATTCTGTGCTATCTGGAACGTGTAACTGCCGCCGCGCACCAAGGTCAACGTGGGATTCTCTCCGGTCTCGCCGGTAAATGTATAAGCACCATTGGCTCTTGTAACTACAAAATTGTCGGTGAGCGGCTTTGCTCCAGTAAACACGTCAACGGCATTTGGACCGCCTGGCAGCCAGTAATACTGTGCGTAATTGACATACTTGTCAAAGTCTACAAACGGATCCCAAGCATAGTATTCGCTGGTATAAAGTTGATCAGCATTTTGTGTAATGGCTCCTTGCAAATTCAGAGCATCTGTTATGCCAGGATATGTTATGGCATCAACAACTTTCTTGTTGTCAATTGGATCAATTTGAACTACACCTGGCTCGAGTTGATAGTTGGTTCTAGTTGCTGTTGGTTCTGTAACATAGTAGTCACCTGGAATAACTCCAGGGCCAACACGACGTCCAACAAATCCTTGTATTTGTTTCAGCTGAGGTTCCTGGATCATTTGATCCAAGGTTGCAGCTAATACTTGTCTGTTGGTAGAGGTCTGGAAGATTTCTGGTAAGAAATCTACTGATCTGGTACGGGCCATTAAATTACTCCGCTGCCAGGAGCAGTTCGTATGTTCGTACTAGTTAATGCAGTAATCACTTCGACATTTTGCACAGTGGCTCCGTTTACAAATATCTGATTGGGGGCGCTACGAATTTCGTATAGGCTTCCAAAATACTTATCCTGGTTGAGAGGTACCAAAACTACACTGCTGACAATTCCAGCCAACTTGTCATGCAGGAAGCCCGACAGTTCTGAGAAGTAGAATGTGTCACCGAAGTCCCATAGGTCTAGACTGAAGTATTCATTGAGATATTGCACTACCAAATTTTTAATTTCACTGGTACTGGCCACACTTTGGGCAGCGCGAATAACTTTAATTGTGGCCTGAAGCTCTGGCAAGGCCTTGGCTCCAAACAAGGGCTGGAATTGCACACTGTTCATGATCAGGGTGTCTGACAACATTTTGTAATTGTTTAATCCAGCATAGGCTGTGTTTAAAAAATCCAATGTTGGCGGAATTGGTTCAGTTACTGTGTTTGTGGTGTCTTGAATATAATTTGTATAGGCTATGTAGTATTCATTGGTCACTACATACACGTCAATGATGTTGGTGGTGCCAGGGTCAATTCTGTTGGTCAATGGGCTGTTGTGTCTGTATTGGAAGAACAAGTTTTGTCGACCAGTCTGAGCAATATATTCGTCAGTTGCTACCAACGAGCGAACACCAGTTGTAATGTCTTGTGCCAATACATAAAATACTTCGTCTGTGTAGGTGTAAAATACTTGTCCTGGGACATATTCGGCCAGCACTACTAGGACATCATTTTCTGTAGCATACTGACTGTTGACTATGCCTGAGTCAATTAATACGTATCTTTGTAAATTATCAAAGTCCACAATGCGTTTTAAAAATACCCACGGGCTTGCTGCTGATGCAGGATTAGGTATGGGTCCAATAATTTCAGAGAAGAAATCTGGGTTGTCTGGCACGCCGTCATTGTTTCTGTCAGAGAATGAAACCAACACTTGATAATCATCTACTAAGCCGTCAATTTGTATAGGTTGTCCTACAATCTTGGTTATGATATCAGACCCTAGTGGTGCAGCTGATGTGGGCTGACTGTTAGTTTTTAATACATTAATAAAGTCGCTAATTGTTGTTCCGGTTCTGCTGTCGTACACCAGTTGATCACCACTGAAGAAAAATCTAGTTTGAACTACACTTCCAAAGTAGTAATCAAGAGCACGGAAACTCACAGTATAAAATCCGCTGTTAAACACAAATTCAATAAACCAACTTGCATCTAAGCCGGCACCAGACGTGTCTCCAGCATTGGCTTCACTCCAGGGTGCATCAACATTTAAATTTGTTGTGGTTATCAGGTACCAGGTACCAGCAGTGCCAGTAATGTCTCCTAAACTGTCATAACCTAATCCAAAATTTCTTTTCAATCCAATCTGTTCAGCCATACTGGTTTGTAAGCTGTTTGGTATTTCTTTAACAAAAATAGGAATAACCTGAATCGCTATTGCGCCGTCGGGCACATAGTCGTTCAGCACAACAGGACCTAGACCACTAGGGAGATTGCCTTGACCTTGGTTGGTTCCGTCAAGATATATTTCTAATGGACTAGCCCAAATAGTAAGTTTTTCATCTGCCAGGGTTGGAGAGCCCACCTTTAACCGATTGTTGGCATCAAAATAATAACCAGCAGGTGCAGCAAATTTTACAAGACTGCCTACAGTGATATATCTAGCGTTGGATGATGTAGTGCCATTGATTGGCACTGGATTTCCTGACGAGTTTACAAAATAACCAGTGGAGCTTCCGGCTTGACTTGTGCTGAGGTTCCAACCAATAAACGATGACGTTAGGTTGGCTCTTGGGTATTTTGCGTAATAGAATTGTTGTGCTTGACTTTTGGCCAATAATGGCTGGACTTCGTTTAAAATAACACTGTTGGTTTCATTACTGGTTTGTGTAATAAACTGGAAAGTAGGCAAACTGTAGTTTTGATACAAGGCTCCGTCACTGCTGAAAGTGTTGGTGCTAGAATATTTTCCAGTGTTGTCTACTAGATCAAGATAGCGACTGACTCCAATGCTTGAACGATTCAGTGCTTTGCTTTTTAAAATTGAATTGTAGGCTGTGTGTGGAAAGTTGTTGTAATCTTCTCCGTTGACCATACGATTTTGTGTGTAGTATCTTGCAGGCGCATTATTTTTAATTTGAGCAAGAGTTTCACGTGGTTGTGCATTTGATACTGGTGTTGTGATACCGCAGGTAAATGTTAGGGTTTGTAACTGTCCAGTACGACTCACATAGCTGATAGGTATAGCAATGCTTTGCATCTCTTGTGGATTGATAATGTATTGCAATCCATTGCTGGCACGGACATAGTTACGGAATGTTCCTACAGGGATATCGCTAAAGACTCCGTCACCAAAGGTCAATGTTATTTGATCATTGGTTCTGCTGGTCACACTAAACAAAGGACGACTGCCAGGATTGGTCTGTTCTGCTGCAGCCCCATACACACTAGGAACATAGGTCCACTCTTTGGCAATGGTACCAACGTTGTCTAATTGGTATAACCAAACATCAGTGTTGTTAACACCTTCGATGTTGATGTCTACTGTTCTGTTGCTTACACGATCGGCCAAGTTGAAATCTTGATTTTGTAGTGTGCCTTGTTTGAACAAGAAAAAATATCCGGTGTTGGCACTGGCAAATCCCAATTGGTCATTGCGGAATAAAATATTAAATCTTCCACTGGGTTTTGGGCTAGGTTCATACACATAATCTTGTCCAACAATGGTAGAAGTAACTGCTTCAAATGGCATGTTGATACCGTCTACGGTGGCAGTATACGGCACCACTGGCAAGTAGCCTGGCACAAGATTGATACTGTATTCTGCGGTGTCAACTCCAAGAATTGTTGCTCGTGCTCCAGGAACACCCACTCGTTGTGCATCAATTAACGCGGCATTTATAATTGCTGTAAATTGTTCTTGCCAGCTGAAGTTTGTGGGGTCTGCCCAGTTAACTGTTACATTGGCCAAGTCAATTCCGTTGATGTCAGTGACATCCTCCGTAGTTGATACTGAAAATACCTTAAGGTAACCTGACGCTTCTATGTTGCGTTTAGGAGTATAGCTGACCAAATTGGCCAGGCGAACCACGCTGTCTCTACGCTCAGCTGAATCAATGTAGTTTTCACGTGTGTTTAAATCGGTACGGAATGCTAGACTTTGACCCATAAAGGCCATGACGTCTAACAAGGCAATAAATTCTGAACTTTCGATATAGTCATTGAAAGTTTCTGGGTAATATAAGCGCAGATAGTCTACAAAACTTTTGCGTAAGGTTTCAAAATCGTAACTTTGAAAGTCAGCCTCTTGGTACGTTTGATAGATTCTTTTCCAATCTTCAACGCCAAAAATTACTGTTTGTCTTGTAGTAGATGCCATAATAATCCTGTGTTCTTGTATTTATGGAAATCAAAAACGGCTCAGTTAAACGTAACTGGCTCGGCGTTGTTGTTGATTAAAAAATATACTCAACTGTTGTGCAGTAGTGTTAGGAACCACGGCTAACTGTACCTGTATTAATATTCCGTTTTCTTGCGGAAAAACCTGGGTGTCTGATATTTGTATACGTGGGTCATATCCAGCAACTCGTTGGATTTCATTTTCTATAGCAGTAACCAACGCAGGTGACTGGTTTTCAAATAAATTGTCCCATAATGTGGTGCCAAATTGCGGGCGGCCCGGTAATTGACCTTGTCTAATGTTCAGGCCATTTAACAAGTCACGTTTGACCAAAGCTTCATCTAATAATGTAAACTTTTTATATTGATCTTGGGTGTTAAATCCAATAAATGTTGGCATAGTTTAGTATTTAACCTTGTCTTGAACCGCGTGAAAAGCGGAAAGTGCCGTCATCTGGGTTGCTTGGAGGTATAGGTATAACTATATTCCCAACCGTGGCTATTAACTCAGCTGCTTTGGCTGATGCAATAACATCGGCTTCGATGGCCGCGACATTGGCATATTCTAATGTGGGTATTTTAGGATTGTCAATGGTAAATGCAACCGCTTGATCAATTTGATCTCTAACTACTGTGTTGTCAGAGCTTGGTGCAGCAGGCGCTAGCATTAATTCAGCACCGTAGGTGTCAACAAAATCTATGGCATAAATGCCTTGTCGTCCAGCAATTTCTATAGCTGAATACAAAGTAGAATCTGCTGTGCCTTGAATATAATCAACCACTGCATCAACTCCGTATCTAACCGCAGGTTGTAGGAAAGCGGCAATATACCTGGCTGTTTCGTTGCCAACAATTATTTCATAATCCAGCAGTCCTTGATATGCTCCATCGTACAAGGCCACCTGCACTTGTTCTTGCAAAATAGGAGAATCTAAATAATCAGCTAGACTATTAATACTGTATGATCCAGTCCAGGCTCCAGGAGAGTTCAACACAGCAAAAGTCATAGTAGGATCCATTATGAGATTTAGGGCCGCGGGTTTCAACAGGCCAGCCAACACTAGGTTCGCTGGTGTTTGTCCATACAGTCCTATTCCTCTAGTGGCTATTTCAGTGCCAGCATACACAGCTTCGCCATTGCTGGCAATATACCAGTCAGGCAATAATTCTCCAACAAGATCTGTAGATGGATAGGTAGCCGCTGTTCTGGCCTGGGCGATAAGTGCTGTGACTTGTCCTGTGGTTAATATAGTTGTCATGTTGTGGCCGCCGGTACAGTTGTTGTTGCTGGATTTGTTCCAAGAAATTCAGATTTGGTAACAGGTGCAGTTACTGGCCTTGCAGCCATTCTGTTGAACGAAATTTGTGCCAATTCAAGATTGCTTCCTACTTTAGGAACAACAACCGCGCTGGTAGACGTTGCTGACGTAACAGCAGCGGCTGCTGGATCATTCAAATTGGTAGTGACGTTAACACCACTGTTGTGTCCTTTGAATGGTTCATGTGTAGGAGCTCTGGTAACAATGGTTGATAAAGTCCCGGGTTCAGATGTCCACCCTTTGTTGGCAATCCATCTAGTATCAGCCAGTTTATATCCAGTCATTGATTTAACTGGAGTTACTCCAGCGGCAGATCCACCATTTAGGTTGATCACCGAAGCTTTGAAATTCAAACTTCCTCCACCATTCCAACTACCAGTTTTACTTTGCAAGGCCAATGCACCATCACTTCTTATGCCAACTTTAGTTTGTCCATACATAGATATGGCCTGTGTGGTTGTCATGGTTATACCTGTAACACCTTCTAATTTGAGTTGAGTATTGGCCTTGGCTTTGATACTTCCACCTGCATACATGTTGATATCTTTGTCAGCATGTAGATTTAACGTGCCTTGTGTTCTTACGTTGACTGAATTGGTGCTGTAAAGATCAATAGTTCCATTTTGTCCCAATTCAATCCAGCTTTGGCCATTGGCGTGACAAATGTAAAAACAATTGCCATCATCACTCATGGTTATTTGATGGCCTTTGGCCGTGCGTATACGAACCAGAGTATCTTTGCCTGACAAGTCGCCGTCATCCATGACCAAGGTATGTCCGCCCATACGACCAATTACCACTATGTCCTGCGGTTTAACTGCGCCGGTTTCTAGTTGTTTCTTAATGGTTTCTGGTTTCAACCCACCTTGATATATGGGTTTGCCAGGAGTGCTGATTCCGTAAACTGAACTGGGACTTTCTCGTTGACTACTGCTTTTTATAGGGCCACGAACAGTGTCAGTGATCAATCCTTGTTGTAAAAATGTGCCAGCAATAACGCTTTGCACTGGTTTTTGCTGATCATAAAATTTAGGATTTTGATTGATGGCCTTGTTTAATTCGTTAATTTCTACCACTGGCAATTGTTTGGCATCACCAAATAGGCCCGATGAGCTAGCCGCGCTTGACAAGGCATATTCTTTTGTATCAACTGCGCCAATGGCTGGAATCATACGGTTAATTCCGTTTACAGGTATACATCCTATATAGAATCCTTTGGTCGGGTCGCCGCCTACAAAGAAACACAGGACCTGAACTCCAATATCAGGAGGAGTAAACCACATTCCGTAACTGTTGCTGTTGCCAGGATATGTGCCAGCCCCTGTGCTGGTTCCTAATGGTGCTGTTGCGCCATAAAAAGGCGGACAATAACTTACTGTGCGCCACAAACTAGGATCACCAAGGTTTGGTGTTCCATCTTTATTGGTTGCACCAAACTGATCAATATACACTTGCAATCGTCCACTGCGAGTGGTGTCTACATTGCTGACCACGGTGCCAATATAGGGCCCCATTTCCGCAGGCATACCACCACGATCAAATTTGTAGTTCTCTGAACGACCTCGACTCCGTTGTATATTTTCTGACATGCTTTATCCAAAAAAATCGTTTAAATCTTCTGGAGTGCTTTGCGGAGCATCCAATAGACGTGGTGTTTCATTGTTTGAGGCAAACAGGTATTCAGCGGTTGTTGCACTATCGCCAGAATCGTCTGAACCTGCCATGGTCTGATTACTTAGTGGGTTTACCACTGGTGGCCTTTCAATTTCTGAAATCTGCGGTATGCCCAATCTGGCACGGATAATAGGATCAGTAGGATCGGCACCGCCCAGTGCCGCTATTTGCTCGGGCGTTAATCCATAATATGGATCTACCACAGCGTTTATAGGATTGCCGGCAGCAGTTACTACATTGTTTAATTTTGCTGGCGCAGTCAACGCCCTGTTTAATATGCCTATTGCCTGGGTGCCGCTAGTGGGTAGACCAGGAATGGCACTGGGCCTAGTTGATTGTCCGCCCAATACATTTTGTGTCAGGTAGTTTACAGCAGAATTTGTTACAGCACCTACCGCTCCGTTAACAGTAGGAGCCAACCAGGCTGGCGTTGCAAACCCGCTAACTGCTGCTGTCAAAGAAGAACCCAATCTGCTGGAACTGAGTCCATTGATGGCCTGTTGTTGAAGAAATTGTGTAGCAGATGCTGCCGCGGCATTGTCTGCTGTGGTTTTATCTAAGAGTATACTGCCTTTGAGTTCTTGTGTAAATTTGCCCTTGGCAAAAGTGCTGTAAACTTCTTTGGCAATAAATGTTCTATTAATTGCAGCCGGGCCACCGGCACGACCAGTTAGTGCTGTGGCATCAGTGCCGGCACCAGAAGAAGAAACTGCTTGACCAGTAACTGTTTGTAATCCTGTGTTGAGATTGTAGTCATCGGCTGAGTTAAATGCAATACGATACAACACTTGACCAGCATCAAAATTTATTGTACCGTCGGCTAAAAATGCACTAAAATAATCAGAACTACCAATTGGACGACCAACAAATGCTTCGCCCTGTTGTAGCCAGGCAGGATCGCCCACAATGGTTATAGTGCTTTCTTTGAAGTCTGCTGGGTTCAATAACTGTTCAGCGGCATTGGCTACTGGTTCGTTGGTCTTGCCGTCGGCACCTTGACTGCTTTCCGTACTTCTTGTTTGATGACTGTATTGTATTTGATCATCGGCAGCTCCGGGTGTTCCAGCAAAGGTCTTGTTAAAATTTACACCTGACAAGGTTAGATAATACAGATTATTAATTGATTCTTCGTAGTTTAATACCGAAGTGTTTTTACCCGTGAACCAATAGTTATATTCTTTTTGCACTCCTGTAAATGTTGGTTTAGGAAAATATTGACTATTGAGTTGTGCAATACGATAGGGACTGATAATGTATTTTATATTGTATGCAAAATCGTTACGCTTGGGGTCGTATTTGTCAAATTGCGGTGTTGCCTGAAGATTAATTTTAAACCAAGCTACATTTTTTGCCGCTGCTCCGTTGCGTAGCAGTTGTCCATCAGTCTCACTGTAACTGACCAACTGTTGATCTTCAAGGTATGAACTGTTACGAACAATCTGATCCAGCAGTTGCACAATCTGCATACCAGCTGTGGCGCCTTGCACTCGACTATTGGTGTCTACACTTTGTTTACTACCTAATTTTTGATCTGCGGCTGTAGAGCCAACAGAATTACTGGTTTTGCTTCGGTCAAGGCCACCGGGTTTTTTTACCTTGGCATTTTTTAATGCCGGCGTAGCAAACTCTACAGAATAAACGTCTGGGTAGGTATACGGACAGTCTGGTCCAGGACCTGATAATTCACGTTGATAATTGTTGAGAGCGGTTATTAGACCTTGACGAACTGTTGCTCCATTGGACAACGGAATTGCGCCAGCGTTGGCAGGAGCACCAGCTGGCGGTAAATCTAGTCGCCTAGGATCTGTAGCTGCAAAAGTAGTTGAACTTCGACCACCTCCGGTAACATTGCTGGCATCTAATGTGCCATTCAATAGATCATTTACAGATTGTCCACTGAGTTCAATGTTGTACGGTATAGATCCACGTTTAGAACCCACGTTGATGTTGTAGGGTAGGCCTACAGCCTTAACGTCGTATTCAACCAGTTTACTGCCCACTTTAAATTTGATATCTTTGATCTGTAGTGGAAAAAACTTTTCTACAAATGCATTGGCATCAGTATTTGTATTGGCACTGTTAAGATTGCCCGGGGCACCTCTGACCAAATTTCCATTTTGATCGTAACCATAAAATCTTATGACCATTAGATATACCACACTGGAAAAACTTTTTGTAGTTGCTATATCTGGATAAAATTGTTGTATTGCTTTGGTTAAATTAGGGATAAGAGTTATGCCAGAGGGCTCAGATATAGTAAAGTCTATATCAACCACATTGTGGGTCAAGCCTACGGCTTTGCCTATTATTTTAGATTGCAGTCTAACTTTTTCAATATAGTAATCGTTGTTAAAATACGGCACACGACTTCCTGTAGGAATACCGGCACTTTGCATCAACAACCAACAACCGGATAAGTTTTTTCTTCCGGTAGAAACCATAGTTTCGTACGCCTCTTTAGTAGTAAGGTAAAGAGAAACACCATAGGTGTAGCTGGCATATTGATCCAACACATTTGGCAAGGGTGTTATTGGAGAATTACTAAAAATTGTGTTGATTTCTTGTTGTGTTGCGTTTGGTGTTCTTGCCTGGCCAGAATCTTCTCCTGGTGCACCTACACCTATCTGTGTATTTGCTGGTGGTGTTGCCAGGTCAGGTCCTGGAATTACTCCACTGCCTTCTCGGTCTATATCTAAACGTCTGGGATCGTTGGTTGCATAGGCCGCTGAACTTGACCCGCCGCCAGTGCTGGTAGCTTGTGTTTGACTAAGCGGTCTAACTGGTGCATCGGTACCGGTATCTACTATGGTCTCTCCAACTGCCAGACTGTCTTTTACTGACACTGCATTGGTACCCGATGTGGTGTCTGGAGCTGTAGCTATTCGGCCGTCGGGTTGAAGAACTTGTAACGGAGCTTCGGGTGTTTGTGATCGCGAATCGGGTGCTGTGGCCAGCTGATCGTCTCTGACCAAGTTTCCAGCACTGGCGGTGCCGCCAATTTGGGCAGATTCAGCTACTTGTATTTGTTCATTTACCACTGCAAGCAACTCTTGTGCAGAGTTTATTCTTGCTTGGATCCCGGCCGCAATTGATGCTGAAGCATTGGTCTGGGCATAAGCTAGTTGTGCGGTAAGATTAGCTATCTCTGCAGTTAATCGTCCACGCTCGCTATACAGGTAAGCAAGATTTTGTGCCATGTTAGAATCCTAGTGTATCGCGTAGTGTGTTTATGGTAGGAAGATAGATGGTAGTCCCTGCTTTGAAATCTAAAGGTGGTGCTTGTAGTGTGTTTGGATTGCGTTGATAAAATACCCACCACAAGGTTGGCGTTTGATACAGGTCCAGGGCCAACAGGTCTGGTCTATATTGATAGGTCAAGTTTATGACCATCTGCTGATCATCTGGCAGTTTAGGTATAGGTCTATTGACCATGGGGTTAAGATAAAACTGCGTATAGCCCGTGGTAAAATAAGGACTGGTTGAATCGTATGTGTTGGCCATTACCAAAATCCTCCTTTGAGCAAGTTACCATTGGCAAATCCTCTGACACTGAATTGTTGACTGACTTGACTGCGAGTCTGCACCGGCAACAACACAAGACTTATTTCCATTTTGGTAGGAACATAGGTAGGGTTACCGGCTGCCAGACTGCCTTGTGGAGCAAACGGCGCTGTTACTGCTCCAGGAAAGATCTTTTGTCCAAGGCTGGAAAGCCGTTGAATTGTGCTGGCTATAGGATTGCCTAAAGTTGTTTGTCTGGTGCGAGCTGCCAATTGGTTACCACCGTTACTTAATGTGCTTTGAGCACGAATGTAGTTAACGTCAGAAGGCAAGTTGTAGTTAAATTGTGATACCACGCACGGATGCTTGTTGAACTGAAAATCTCCCAGGCCACTTAGGAATACCAAAGGCGGAGGTGTGCCACGCTGTGCATCTTGACCGTAGAACATTTTAGTAACTGATCTGAAAAAGTGTATTACTGCCAAAAGATAATTGGCTTCAGCACTGTCCTGTGCGGTAAACGTACCTTTAATGTTGATACCATCTATATAACTGTTTTGATAAAAATAGCCACGATAGTTGCTGTGTGTGAGATCATAGGTAGAATAATTTGCCTTGTATGATGTGTCTATGGTAGGAGTATATGGGAATATAACACCATTGGTGTCACGCAAAGGCCAAAGCAATGGCCCACAGTCAGGTGCATTATACAAATAGTCCGATGAATCAGCCAATTGCAATCGCACACGCCAATCGCCGGTGGCTGCATTGTTGTTGGCTTGAACTCGGGCTGTTTGTTGATTCTGGGCTTGTCTCAATAGACCTTGAGCTCTTGCGGCAGCGTCGGCAATTGCAGTTGTGGCAGTTGTTCCGCCGGGAACTAAACTGGCAGCGGCAGCCAAAGCCGCTGCGGTTGACAGTGGCGGTAAGGCCAAATTAATATCGTTGACTGTGCCCGGTGTTGATGCTCTAACTACAGTATCAACAGTGCCCAATGCGCCAACATTAGTGTCATCAGTTGCAACCGGTGCGGTGTAATTTACCGCGGTACTGCTGGCATTAGCACCAGCTGGTACATCGCCGGCATCAATGAAAGTTTGATCTTGAGCTTTAAGGGTAGCTTGTTGTTCGGTGAGTCCACTGGATACAATTGCTCCAGTAACTTCATTTTTAACATAGTAGGTACCGTTTTCTGGATCTTGTCCAGTGACATAGCCAACATTACCGGCGGCTGTATCAACTGTGCTGGGTGCAGGCGGGCCAACAAATCCTGGATTACTAGGATCAGTTACCGGACGTGTGCCTGTGGTTGCCGGACCGGTTAATGATCTGGTAACACTGCCAGTGATGGTAGCCGCTGCCGCAGGCCCAACTACGGTGCTGAGTGCTTGATTGGCCGTAGATGTTACCAGGTTGACAGCGGTGGTCTGAGCTTGTGCAACCAAACCGTTGACTGTTCTAACTGCCGCACTGGATACTTGTTTAACTGCACTATCAAAAAGAGAATTAGCACTAGGCACCTTGTCAATGATGCCCGACAGACTAGGAAAGCTAGATGTCAGGCTTGATACGTTTGGTAGTCCAGAAGTGAAACTGTCAAGACTTGGCAAGCTGGAAGGCAGTATGCTTGACAGGCTAGGAAATTCAGATGAAAAACTACTTAACGAATCAAGATTAAAACTGCTAGTTAATGTGGTTACATCGTTAGGAACAATGTCGCCAATGAAGTTGGAATCAAACCAGTCAGCTTCGCCGGCAAAATCAAAAACTTGTTCTTGTAATTGATCAAAGCCATCAGATAAAAATTCTGCGCCATCACTCAGCGTCTCTGACGCTACATCAAAGGCTTCAGTGGCAATATCGGCAAAATCTTCTACACCCATGATCTATTCCTTAATACAGCTCGTCTAATACTGCTTGGTCAGTTTCTGTGGTTGCGTGTATGCAATACCAAACTGAATCTTCTAATGTGATTATTTTGCAACGTGTCATGGCATCAATTACCACATGTGCTGGTGCCACAACTTTAAATTTTTTGTCACCTTTTTCAATTACTACACTGCCTTGTCCCAGGATGCTGATGTGCTCGTCTGGAAAACGTTTGGTGTAAATTTGTAGCCCAGCAGGCACTCTAAATGCTTTGATATACACACCGTTGCTGTGTATATGTTTAATTTGTGCGGCTTCTGCCAATGGTTGTCGTTGTGGACGTTCTGCAGGTTCTTGAATTTGTTGTTCGTTTAACATTACTGTATTTAACCAAAATAATATAGGCGTAGTTTATAAAAGGTTGACAAGTGTCGTTTTTATGTTACAATAAATATATTATTAGGAGACCCATCTGTGGCCACATCACTGCTTCCAAGAACCCCAGCAAAAACCAACTATCTCAACAACAGAGATATCCTGAAACAAATACACCTTAGTAAAAATACCTACTGCTCATACACAGATCCTGTAACAGACCATCAATATGACATTATTTTACCCAGCTTGGCCAAGATCAATCAACGCACAGTGGCCGAAGCTAGACGCAATCGTGCCGACCGTTTAAAGCGTGAGGGCACTATTGTTGACCCAAAAAAGATTCCAAATACCGACTTAGTATTCCGTATTACTTGCTGGGAACACATACCAATGGCACCCAAAAAAGTATCTAAAAACGCCGCAAAGAAGAAGAAAATTGAAGATATTTTTGAACTGGACATGCCCGAAGAAGACGATCCATTGGCAGAATTGCTGGACATTCCAGTGCTAGACGAAAAACATGTGCGCCTAAACTTTCCTCCGTTTTATCACTATCGCTTGGATGAAAACAAACAACCTTATCAAGTGGGCAAGAGTCACTGGATTGGTGATTTTGAAACAGGTGAATTCAGCAAGGACCATGGGCAGGTCACACGCACCTTGGCCACCATGTATATGAAACTGTGTGAAAGATATGCTACAAGGAGTAACTGGCGTGGATACACTTACAACGAAGAAATGCGGGGACAAGCCCTGTTACAGCTCAGTCAAATTGGCTTGCAATTCGACGAATCAAAATCGCAGAACCCTTTTGCGTATTATACTGCCGCTATCACTAATAGCTTTACTCGTATCTTGAATCTCGAAAAGAAGAATCAAAATATTCGTGACGACATGCTGGAGCAGGCTGGACTCAATCCAAGTTGGACACGTCAGAATGCCGGCAAGAAAAATCAAAATCTAAGTTCTGCTGTTACCAATATTGACATTGCCGAATACAACAACGACAATTAACCAGATTGCTTGCAAAACTCTTTTTGTTAATGTATACTGTTAACCTATGACCAATCTATTTAAAAAAGTAGCTGTATGCACGGACATTCATTTTGGCCTTAAATCAAACAGCCTGATGCACAATCAAGACTGTAGTGATTTTATTGACTGGTTTATTAAAACAGCCAAGGCCAATGGATGTGAGACCGGTATGTTCTTGGGTGATTGGTCGCACCAACGTGCAGCCATTAACATGCAGACCTTACAATATAGCCTGCGTAGTTTAGAAAAACTATCCAAAGCATTTGATCGCTTTTACTTTATTCCAGGCAATCACGACTTGTATTATCGTGATAAGCGTGATATCTATTCAACAGAATGGGCCAAACATATTCCTAACATTGTGATTGTCAATGACTTTTTCAAAGATGGCGATGTTATCATTGCTCCTTGGCTTGTAGGTGATGATCATAAAAAATTAGCCAAAATGAGTGCCCGGTATATGTTTGGGCATTTTGAATTGCCACATTTTAAAATGAATGCCATGGTAGAAATGCCAGATCACGGTGAAATCCGAGTAGAAAACTTTAGCGGCATTGAAAGTGTTTATTCTGGACACTTTCATTTACGCCAGCACAAAAAGAACATCAACTACATTGGCAATTGCTTTCCGCACAACTTTGCTGACGCTGGAGATGATCAGCGTGGCATGATGATTAAAGAGTGGGGCATGCCAGATCAATACTTTGCTTGGCCAGGCCAACCCCTGTATCGTGTTATGAAACTAAGTGAAGCCATTGATAACGGTGCTAACATACTAAAACCTAACATGCATGTGCGTGTTGAACTTGATATTGATATCAGTTACGAAGAAGCAAACTTTATTAAAGATACGTTTGTTCGAGATCACAAGTTAAGAGAGATGGCATTGATACCTAGCAAGCGCACCGACATTGATATTGATCTAGCACCAGGAGAAGTTAAATTTGAAAGTGTAGATCAAATTGTAACAGATCAACTTACCAACATCGAAAGTGAGTTTTATGATCCTAAACTGTTACTTAAAATCTATCAAAACCTATGATCCATATAAAGAATCTAACCGTTAAAAACTTTATGAGTGTTGGTAACAGCACTCAAGCCATTGACTTTGATCGCAAGGACCTTACACTTGTTTTAGGTGAAAACTTAGATCTAGGCGGAGATGGATCACGCAACGGCACGGGTAAAACTACAATTATTAATGCACTGAGCTATGCGTTATATGGCACTGCACTTAGCAACATCCGCAAGGACAATCTGGTAAACAAAACCAATGGCAAGAACATGTTGGTCAGTCTTGATTTTGGTGTGGGTGGTAAGAATTACAAAATTGAACGTGGGCGTAAACCAAATGTCCTGCGTTTCTATGTCAACAACGAAGAACAGGCTATCACCGACAACGCTCAAGGTGATTCAAGAGAAACGCAAGACAACATAGAACAATTGTTAGGACTCAGTCACGATATGTTTCGACATATCTTGGCATTGAACACATACACTGAACCGTTTTTGAGTTTGAAGGCTAACGATCAGCGCACAATCATTGAGCAGTTGTTGGGTATTACACAGCTGAGTGAACGTGCTGACCGCATCAAAGAGCTAAACAAACAAACCAAAGATGCTATTCAGGCCGAAGAATTTCGCATTCGTGCCGAACAAGAAGCAAATAAACGTATTGAAGAACAAATAGAAAGTCTACAACGTAGACAAACATTATGGACAAACAAACATGGCGAAGATATCGCGGAACTTGAGAAAGCCCTTAAGGCGTTACAAAATATACAAATCGAAACTGAGATCCAAGCTCATAAAGATCACAAAGAGTGGGACCAAAAGCGCAAGGATATCAACGAACTATCAACTCAGATCTCCCGTGTCAAAATGGACATCGGTCGGGAAGAAAAGTTGGCGGCCAAATTATCAAAAGAAATCGAGACACTCGAGAATCATGAGTGTCATACGTGCGGACAGGCTTTCCATGACACTAAGCACCAACAAGTTTTGGAAGGCAAGCAGACGGAATTGGCAACGGCTCGACAGAGTGGCCAGGAGTTTAGCACCCTCTTATCAGAGCTGGAGGCTGCCCACACGGCCTTGGGCACGTTAGGCAAACCGCCTACTATGTTTTATGATAACGAATCAGATGCTATTCAACATCAGGCCACAGTGGCCAATTTGGAACAGCAGATCTCTGCCAAGCAGGTTGAAACAGATCCATATGCAGAACAAATTACAGAAATGCAACAACAAGCCCTACAGGAAGTAACATATGACACACTTAATGACCTTACTCGCCTACAAGAACATCAAGACTTCTTGCTCAAACTACTCACCAGCAAAGACTCGTTTATCCGTAAAAAGATTATTGAGCAAAATCTTAGCTACCTCAACGCCAGACTAACGCATTATTTAGATCGTGTAGGCTTACCGCACACAGTGGTATTCCAAAATGATCTAACTGTCAGCATTGAAGAACTAGGTCGTGAACTGGACTTTGATAATCTATCGCGAGGTGAGCGTAATCGACTAATTCTGAGTATGAGCTGGGCATTCCGAGATGTGTTTGAATCGCTATATCAACCTATTAACTTGTTGTTTATAGACGAAATGATCGACAACGGACTTGATACGTCAGGCGTAGAAAATGCCCTGGCATTGCTAAAACAAATGAGCCGTGAACGACACAAGAGTATCTGGCTAGTAAGTCATAGAGACGAGCTGGCTGGTCGTGTAGAGAATATCCTTAAGGTCATTAAAGAAGGCGGCTTTACTAGCTACAACACAGATGTAGAGATTGCCTAAATGAATACTACTATTTTTGTTGGTTGCTCCTTTACCAAAGGAGAAGGACTAGTTGATGAAAAAACTTCTCCAGATTTATGGGTCAATCAACTGCATCAATCTGCAACACCACTAAAAGAAACAACCTTAATTAATCTTGCCGAAGGTGGAAACAGCAACGAAATAATTTTTCATGACGCTGTACGATCTTTGGCAAGTTCTCCCAAGTATCTGTTTGTAGTATGGACTATATTTCCAAGATTGTGGATAAATCCCAGTGTCGAATTATACGATACTGCCCAGCTATGGGGTCCTTCAACCAAACTACTTGATGTTAATTTACATCAAGTAAATTACAGTAAAAAGTATCTAACGGATATAAAAAATAGATTTTTTGATTTGATACATGATCATTATGAAATTGTAAAAGTATTAGAATACTCGCAAACTATTACAAAATTAAGCAAGTTGTCCAATACAAAAGTATTTTTTATCAACGGACTGTTGCCATGGGATACAGATTATTTCACCAAGCAAGACCAAACGGTTCCATCTAACACAACCCAGTATACACAATCATTGCTCAACGCCGATACAAGAAGTGATCAAGAATATTGGTCGTTGTATAATACTGTTCATGCTGCTTATGCTACCGCTGGACTGCCCGACGATCACTGGTTAAATTTATATCGCAGTTACAAAAAACATTTTATGCTAGACCTTGGCACCGACGATGCACATCCAGGGCCGTTGAGCAATCAAGCATTTTCAAAATTTCTACTAGAAAAAATTACATTTTGACATGAATATCATAACTATAAGTCCATGTCATGGCTTTACGAAAACACTCAAATTGAACAACTACCCGAAGATTGCGTTGGCTTCGTTTATTTGATTACAAATAACGTAACCGGCAGAAAGTATATTGGAAAAAAATTAGCAAAATTTAGTAAAACCTCATACAAAGTAGTAAAATTAAAAAACGGCAACAAAAAACGCAAGAAAATTAAATCAAAAATAGATTCTGACTGGCAGCTATACTATGGATCAAACGATCAACTCAACAAAGACCTTGCAGAGCTAGGCTCAGACAACTTCACAAGACAAATATTATTTTATTGTAAATCAAAAGCAGAATGCAGTTACATAGAAGCTAGAGAACAATTTAAACATCAAGTTTTAGAATCAGACGATTGGTATAACGGACAAATAGCATGCCGCATACACGGCAGCCACATAAAAAACAAACTGACATGACAATTAATTTATATTTTGGAGACACCAACACCGAGCTTGCTGACAAAGCGGTCTCTGTTGATCCACGAGCATTTTTAATTGATCATTCTAATTACGCAGAATTTTTGAACAACCCTCCTACCAATGATGTTACTGTATACACTTCGTTAGCCGATTTACCTAAGGTATTTGAAAATAACAATGTAGTCCACGACTTACTTGGTCTAGCCGACAACATATATTATCATCCTCCTGCGGTATGGTCTCATGCTAAGATGCAAGAATTAACCGAACGTATTTTACAAGAATTCAGTCTAGAAAAAAACAACGTTCACAATTTAAACTTGCCAAATTATACAGAATTATATACTAAACTAGTTGACGGTCGACGAACACCCGATCAACAATTATGGATATCTGGGTGTAGCATATCGCATGGCGTTGGAGTTACACAAGAACAACGATACGGACAATTAATTGCAAATTCGTTAAGGTTACCGGTATCTTTTTTAACCGAGGGCGGATCTTCCATCCCTTGGGCAGTAGATCAAATTGTCAGGTCTGACATTTGTGCCGGTGATATTGTCGTACTCGGGCTAACCGAAGAATTTAGATTTCCATATTGGACTACCAACAACACAGTATGGCATATAGGCGTGAATCATCAGAATCAAAGCGATCGCTTGCCTTTTACAAATTTATCTAGCAGCATGATAGATAGACTAATTACAGATGACAATTGTTTTTATCAATCCATAATTAAAATACACCAACTTGTAAATTTTTGCAGAAAACTCAATGTAAACTTATTAATGGTAGGGCTACTCTCGTCAAATCGTTTGGCATGGCATTTAAATACTATACCTGAATTTATAAATTATAAAAACATCAAATTACCAAATTCATTTGCAGACGTCGGAACTGACAATAAACATCCAGGGCCGCTACAACATCAATTATACGCAGACTTTTGTCAAGCAACATTAAAAAAACTCAATTACATTTAATTCAGACAGGCAACTCGTAGACACTGTGCTAGTCGTGGACTAGCCCCATTGAGGAACGGTGAGATACCCGGTCCGGATTCTTGGGCGTCAAAGGCAAATGCTAACTTAAGGCAACAAATGGTTTGGGCTCCGTTGAAAAAGATACGACCCATGCTTATAGGACTTGGATTTATCGTCGGGTCACTAGGGTTCCGTTGATATGTGAAGCTAGAGTAAGGGGTACCGGTCAACCGCCTCTGTGTTGGAAACAACAATCTCTTTATGATAAATGACAGCTACACTCAGATAATGTAGAAGTCATATTCACCGTGCATACGGTGAATTGTGACCGCGTAATCTAGATAATGCTAAAGAAAAACAAAATTGATGAACGAAGTGAAATCAATAGATCTCGTATAGAGATCTTATAAGTTGGTATCAGGCCAATCCCGGAATAAGGCATGTTGAATGTCTCCTGCAACAAACTGATTAAATGATTTATGTTTCACTTCGAGTTCTCCTTCTAATGGAGCAACTCTCTTAAATGCATTGTCCATTTGGCCCATGTCTCGAAACTCCATGAGTATCATCCATTCAGGCATGTCTGCAATGCTACGGAATCCCATTTTGCAACGAGTAATTCTGTAGCTTTCCATTTTGCCTTCGCTGATCAAATGATCAAAGAAACTTTTCATTCCGTTGACCCAATTGATATCAGAAATGTCACCTTCTTTGTTTGCCCAAATTGTGTATAAGTCTGCCATAATTTTTCCTTGAGTTATAATCTACATACATAATTATATGAAAATACAGTTCGATCATAATTTTGGCCACCAGGAGCAAGGAGAGTTCTTTCATTTTGGTTGCGAGCTAGTTGATGTTGCTCCAGAAGAATACAATACAGCTCTTGAGATGGGATTTTTACAAACAGTAGAAAACGAACAATCACGTTGGTATCAAAGTCGTAGCACTCGTGTCAACACAACAGCGACTAACTATGAATTGTTAGCAGATGCCAATTTAATTCTGAACCCAACACCGGCACAGTTTAGTGAGATGGATCATATCTACACCTCTTACTGCTATTACAAAAAATTCAAAAAGTATTTTGAGGTAGGGCAACGATTGGCGCACGATCGATTCATGGGCTATTGGCAAAACGACCTAATGGTGGCCTGGGCCAAGTTACGACACTATACTGATCAAGCAGTTGAGACTTGTTTGTTTGTTTGGGACTACAGTCAGCCGTCTACTAGATTGGGTAGTCGTAGTTTAGAACATGAAATTGCTTGGGCCAAACGAGAAGGATACAACTACGTTTACTTAGGCCCAGGATATGAACGAAGCAGTGTTTATAAAGCAGACATACAGGGCTTTGAGTGGTGGACCGGAAGTGAATGGAGTACCGATGCGGATCAGTATCGTTGGTTGTGCAAGCGTGATAGCAAGATCAAGATACTCGCGGATCTATACGATGTTTAAACAGAGCTTGTAGATATTCTTCAGGCCATGTGTCATAAAAGCCCTTCCGAGCAACGAGTTGGGCTTTTTCATTTAGGTCGCCTAGGCTTTGCACCAATGCTAGTGCATAGGTTCCGTTGTTCATTACCACTCCGTTGACCACTTCAGGATCATCTGGGTGATCTTCTAACGCTAACAAATTGTTTGGCAATAGGAATTCTTTGTTGCAAACATCAATGGCATAGCTTAATTCAGTGTAGGATGTGTCCTTTGGATCGTATGCAAATATGACCACACTCTTGCCTTCTAAGCCTTTGCGACTAACTTGAATTAAATCGTGCATGGGTGCCAACCCTAACCTAACATCAAAGTCACGATCCATTCGGGCCTTTCTAGCATATGGACAAGGAGCCCAGTTGCCAAGGCTAGGATGTGGAACTTCTACAAAATCCACAATCCATTTTTCTATGTTGACTTTTACGTCGTCTAATTTTAATAGCATAATTTAAAAGAAAGGTAATCCAGATTTTTTGGTTGTTTCTAAGTTTTCTTTGATCAGTTCGCTGATCATTGCTCGCTCGCTAGATCCCAAGGACATGGCTTGTTCATAAGTCAGTCCTCCACGCATATACCAAGCCATTTTTAACGCCTCCTGCCGTATGCTGTCTGCTTCTTTGTCCATCTGCTCCAGCATCATACCAATTTTGTCAGAGTCTAAGGCTAGGAGGCGACTTCGAAAAAACTTGTCATATCCAATGTCATGCCTTGCTCGTAATCATGCTGGCACTCTGCTTCTGGACATTTCATGTTCAACGGTTGAAGTTCCGATGATGTCTTGAGTTTGATAATATGATCTCTTATGCTGTTGAATATAGTTCGATCACAGTTTTGCATAAGTTCACGAATAAACTCAGGCTCAGTAACCAGGGCATTAGGAGTCTTTACAGCGCCAATACTTTGGCAAAGGGCATCAATGGTAATTGTGGTAATTTTTCTTAAGGCATCACTGATTGAAGCAATTTTTTCAGAGTCAGGTAATTCAGCGTCGGGCAACAATGACATTAACTTTTGCTGTTCAAACTGCATTTGATTGTTCTCATTGAGATTTTGATAAGTCATTGGTTTAAAAAAGAATTCCAAATCGCCGTGACACACAGGAGTATTATAGTCTGGTGTTTTTAATTGATCTAGTACCATACGTAGATCAACACTGATATCGTGTTCGTGTTTGCACTTTGGGCATTGACTGGTAAGTTCCATGTTGTGTCCGTAGCTAGCCACTCGTATACCTACCAAGATGGTATCCACATCCATGGCCGGAATTGCCCAGGCATTTTTAATGTTTGGAATGCAACTGTGGATTACATTGACCATGGCCGATCCGTTAAACAAGGCGTCTGGTGTGCGATATGTAATTTCGTCAACTGCTGTCATTGGCAAAACTGGAAGCTCCAAATTGGGTGGCATATCCAGTGTGCCTTCTGGGTAAAATTGTCCTTGGCTGGGCAGTCTGATGTAGATAGACGGTTGTCTAAAATACTGTGTTAATGGGTTGTTTGGTGTCATAATTATCCTCGATAAATATAATTATGGCAGAATTTACCTCCCCGGAAGAATTTGAGAAGTATCTATCAGCAATGAAAGAGCAGTATGAGGCTGGCTATCTTTCAGCTCAAGACTACAATGCTGCATTAAAAGACGCTGCAGCCGGTGTAAAAGGTTACACGGCTAACCTTAAAAACAGCATGGCCCAATTGGGCACCAGTTTCAAACAACTGGGCAAGGCCATATATGATGGCAAACAAGGAGCCGCAACCTACAACGAAGCAATGAGTTCCGGTGCCGATCTTGTGGCCGCTTATGCTTTGAAATTTGGTCCAGCTGGCGTAGCGTTAGGATTGTTTACCAAAGCAGTGGTTGGCTATGTAAATGCGGCCAACAAACAGAGTGATGCACTGTATGAAAGTTATCAAAAGATAAGTCGATCTGGAGCCATTGGCAGTGATGCCATGGATCAGGTATTTGAATCGGCTGTCAAGATGGGCTACACAGTTGACCAATTGGGCAACTTAGGATCAATACTAGCTGAAAATAGTAAGAATTTTGGCCTGTTTAGTTCTAGTGCAATAACAGGAGCCAAACAGTTTACAGAAGCGTCTAAGGGATTACAAGACACATCAACTCGCAAATATTTCTTTAATTTAGGGTTGACTGTTGATGATATCAACAACGGTCTAGCTGGATTTTACAAACAAGAAGGCGCTTTAGTTCAACTGCGCGGAAGAAGCACAGCAGATCTAATTCAAGGCAGTAAGGCCTATATTCGTGAGATGGAAATTTTAACACGTCTCACAGGCCAAACTCGCGAAGAGATGGAAGCACAACGTGAGGATGCTCTCAACGTAGATGCGTTCTATGCTTCATTGATGGACATGCCAGCTGAGGCACAAAAAGAAGCACTGGCTACCTATAATCGACTAGCGGCAATTAATCAAAAGGCTGCCGCTGAATTTGCAGCCAACTTTAGCGGAGCCATAACTGGCAGCACTGACCTCCTGGTTAGCACACAAGGGCAATCATTAAGACTTACTAAAGAAGCATACAAAGCTGGAATGAAGAGCAGCGATGCTATGCAAATTCTTAGCGATTCAGCTAGACCCATGATTGAGGTTACCAAACAAGTGGCACAGGTAGGCGGACAAATTGGTCTAAGCGCACGAACCATGAATCAACTGGGCAACAAAGGCCTTGACCCGTTACAAAAACAATTTGATGACATAGCCAAAGATGTAGACAAAGCTGGTGATGGATTTAACTCTGCTACAAATTCTCAATCTACAATGCGAGATGCACAAATTAAATCAGCTCAAAATTTACAAGAGTTTGTTAAGTTAGGTGTAGCACCGGCAACCAAAGCCATGCAGTTCCTGGCCGAAGCTGTGGAAAATTTAACATCATTTATTCCAGGCGCTGGTCGCACCAGGAAAGGTGTAACATCCGGGAAACCTACAACCAAGTCTGGTGGCGGTGTTGAAGGAGTTTCTGTTACGGGTGAAGTTGATCTTAGTGGTGGCGGTGGTGGAGGTGGAGAAGAAAAAACTGCTCCTATTGCCAAAACAGATGTTGACAAAATTTTAGCCACAATTCGCAAACGTGAATCTGGTGGTAATTATGCAATACAGGCCAAAGGAAGCAGTGCATCTGGTGCATATCAGTTTATTGATAAAACATGGCAAGCTCTGACTAAACAAGCTAATGTGGGCACTGAATTTAAGACCGCCAAAGAAGCTCCAAAAGAAATCCAAGATGCCATTGCAAAACTGCACGTAGAAAATTTATTAAAACAAGCAGGCGGTGATGTTAGCAAAGTGCCTCTTGGATGGTACACTGGTAATGTGCAAGGAAAAATAAGTCCAGAGGCCATGGCGGCAAACAACGGCCTGACTCCAGAAGAGTATCAGCGTAAATGGATGATGGACTACAACAAAATGGCTGGTCCAAACGAGTCAGCAGCCAATGGTGCAATCTTAAGCGGACCAACCAGTGGGTATCGTCCAAATCTTACCATGCACGGAACCGAAGCAGTTGTGCCGTTAAACACACCTGCACAGCAGGCAGCAGCCGGAATGGACAGTGGAATTATGGTTGCACAGTTAGACAAACTAGACGAACTAATATCCATTATGAAAAATCAGCTAGGCGTGTCAACAAGAATAATGCAGTCTAGCATTTAACTTGCGGTAAATATACTACCATGGCAGACAATCAAAATACTCGTAAACCCGGTTGGAAAAAATATTTCAAAGTCGCAAACACCGGCGGCCAACTAAGTCCAATTAGTGGACAAAATCAATTTGGACTAGACGGATATCCTCGTCAAACCGGCGCTGATTACAGCACAGGTGGCACACCCAACGACTTTGCTTTCCGCAACTATGCCAGCCGTTTGCCGGAAGTATATTCAGGACACCCTAACCGTATTGAACGCTATAATCAATACGAAAACATGGACTGTGACTCGGAAGTCAATGCCTGTTTGGACATTATTGCTGAGTTTAGCACACAGGTCAACGAAGACAACAAGACACCGTTTGATATCAATTTTACAGACAAGCCCACTGATCACGAAGTAGAAATTATTAAAAAGCAGTTACAGCAATGGACCAAGCTGAACAAGCTGGATCAGCGTATATTCAAACTGTTCCGTAACACCATCAAGTATGGTGATCAAGTGTTTGTGCGTGACCCAGAAACATTTGAAATGATGTGGGTTGACATGGTCAAAGTTGCCCGTGTTATTGTTAACGAAAGCGAAGGCAAACGTCCTGAGCAGTATATGATTCGTGATATCAATCCTAACTTTCTATACATGAGTGTGGCGCAAAAGACCACTAGCGATTATTATGTAAGTCGTGCATTAGGTGGTGGTACTAACACTAATAACTATAGTTCGCCAGGTGGCGGTGGCGCAGGAGGTGGCACCGGCAATGGCGGAGTAGGCAACAGTCGCTTTACACAGGCCATGAACGAAACCTGTATTGATGCACGACATGTTGTGCATTTGAGTCTAAACGAAGGGCTTGATTACTTTTGGCCATTTGGACAAAGTATCCTAGAAAACATTTTCAAAGTATTCAAACAAAAAGAATTGCTAGAAGATTCAGTTCTAATCTATCGTGTGCAACGTGCTCCTGAGCGTAGAATTTTCAAGATTGACGTGGGCAACATGCCAAGTCATATGGCCATGCAGTTTGTGGAACGTGTTAAAAATGAAATGCATCAACGCCGTATCCCTACTAACACTGGTGGCGGCGCCAACATGATGGATGCTAGTTATAACCCACTCAGTATCAATGAAGATTACTTCTTTCCGGTCAGTGCTGACAGCAGAGGATCAGACGTTACTACCCTGCCCGGCGGTGCTAATCTAGGTGAAATTGACGACTTAAAATACTTCAACAACAAGATGGCACGTGGTTTGCGTGTGCCAAGTAGCTATTTGCCAACTGGTCCGGATGACTCAGACCGTGCCCTAAATGACGGAAAAGTAGGCACAGCATTGATACAAGAATACCGCTTTAACCAGTATTGTATGCGTCTACAACGACTAATCATGCAGAAATTAGATGATGAATTCAAGATGTTTTTACGTTGGAGAGGCTTTAATATTGATGCAGGTCTGTTTACAATTAGCCTGTGCGAGCCACAAAACTTTGCCAGCTATCGTCAGAGTGAACTGGATACTAGTCGTATTTCTTCGTTTGCGGCCATTGAACCTTTGCCGTATTTCAGCAAGCGTTTCTTGATGAAACGTTACCTAGGACTCAGTGAAGAAGAACTTGTAGAAAACGAAACCCTGTGGCAAGAAGAGCGTGACGAACCTGAGTTAGAAACAACCCAGGGTCAAGACTTACGTTCAATTGGTATCACACCAGCTGGTCTGGAAAGTGACATTCAAACCGGTGAAGAAATAACCGGTGCCAATGCCATGCCCGGTGCTGAAGGTGGTATGCCCGGAGCACCAACTACTGCACCCGGAACTGCTGGCACTGCTGGAGCACCACCACCAACCGCTGGCGGAGTGCCTGGCGTATAAATACTAGTATGATTCTTAACGAAATATACGAAAAAAGTCCTGAAGCTTATCAAGACGTTAGCCAAGACAACAGCCAACCACAACTGGGCAATCTTCGCAAAACTCGCTTGACTTTGCGTCAGCTTAATAAACTGCGTCAGATGAATGATGTGCGTAGCTACGAGTATAAAGAAAAACTCAAACAAGTTAAGAAACAATATGCACCGCCTCCGGCTGCACCTGGACTATAATTAGCTGTAACAAAATAGTCAAATATACCCACTTTTCCACCTCAAAACTACCAATATTATAAGTTAGATGTAAATATCTAACGAGCCATAACCATTGGAGGAAAATATGACTAATAAATTTGAACAGTTGATCGAATACGTGATCAATGATGAAGAGGCGAAAGCCAAAGAACTATTCCACGACATCGTGGTAGAAAAATCCCGTGAAATCTATGAAAATTTGATGAACGAGGAAGATGAAGAAGAGTTAGACGAAGCTGATGAAGAGTTAGACGAAAACTTTGGCGGCGATGCTAGCGATGACTTGATTGATGATGTTGAATCAGAAGAGCAAGGCATGCAAGAAGAAGAAGAGTCTGATGCTGAGTTTGACGACGAAGCTGAACAAGACGGCGAAGATTTAACACACGATATCGAAGCTGATCACGACGAAGGTGGTGACATTGAAGATCGCGTTGTTGATCTAGAAGACAAATTAGACGAATTAATGGCTGAATTTGAAGCTATTATGAGTGGTGAAGAAGGCGGCGACATGGGTGATGAAGTGTCCGATATTGACGGCGGCGACGCTTTAGAAAT